TTCGGATGACCAAGCGCACGCTGTTCTGGTGCACGCTGCTGGGCATCCTTGGCTGGACAATCGGTATCTGGCTGACGCTCAAGGTGTTCAGCAGATGACCACGCACGGCGTCGAGGACCGGGTCCTGGGTGGTGAACGACAAACTGCGGGACTCTGGACGCACAAGGGCAAGCTGGTCGTCCTCGGCGGACCGGTGGTCTTGCCAACCGGCACCGTCCAGGAACGTGTTGGCAGCTATGCCCAGTTGGTCGCTTGGACGCTGCCGACCAGCAACGTGTGGACCGAGACACCGGTTCAGGCCACGGCTGATTTCGAGGGTGGGCTGGTGCGGATCGAGTTCAACGTCTTCCTGGGCTGTCCGACCAAGGGCCAGCGCATCGTGTGGGGGATCATGCTCAATGGTGCTAACCCCGACCAGGCCCTCGGGGCGCTCGACGCACCCGAGAACAACTTCGGCATGATGGCCAGCGGTACCTACTATGTGCCATCCGAGCCGGGCAGCGGGCGCATCGGCTTCGGTCTGTACGGGCCCGCGGGTACGCAGATCTACGCGGCGCTGCCGAGCACGCTGTACCTGACGGAGCAGCGCCGGTGAGTGACGAGCTGACGGTGCGCCGGCGGAAGTCGTTCGTGCTGCACCTGCAGGGCTTCGTGTATCGCGAGATCGCCGACCAGTTGGGGGTGAGCGAGTCGACGGTCGGCAACGACGTAGCGTGGATCCAGGATGAGGTAGCGCGTATCCGCCGCATCCAGCCTGACTGGTTGATGGAGGACGGTCCGTGAGCATGAGCAGCGCGCCGCCGAGCGGCTGGTTCGGCAGCCGGCCCAAAGACGAGGAAGCGATGGAGCGCGCCACGCTTGAGTTCGCCGACGATCTGGTCCACCAGTTCTCCGAACGCGACCAGATGTACCGCGACATTGACGCGGTCCTATTTGGCGAATTGCCAGTCGAAATCCCCGAGGCGTATCGCAAGACGGCTATCGAGGTGCGTGGCGGCACCACCATGGCCATGCACATCGCCAATACGGTCACCGCAGCCTTGAGCGTGAACCCGATGAGTATCCAGTTCAAGCCGATCGGGTTCGGCGACATCTACCAGCAGAACGCTACACTGCGCGAGCATTTCTTCGAGTCATCCTGGAAGCGTCAGGAGGAAGAGGCGCGCCGGCAATTGCTCAGGCTGTTCATGTGGAGTCTGGCCGTCAAGGGTGAGGGCATCCTGAAAACGGTCGAGCGGTGCCACACAGCATGGGGCGAGTACGACAAAGAGAGTAAGGACATCGAAGCGGAGCTCGACGCGATCAAGGAGTACGACCAGGACGCCAAAGATCGCATGTACCACACCAAAACGGAGGAAGTGAAACTCCGTTTGCCCTATCCGATCTGCACCACCGATGTGCCCCCGGAAACCTATTACTACACCAAAAACGAGAACGGTTTGACCGCGGTTGTCGAGATCAAGGACTTGCCGTATCTCGAAGCGCTCGAGCGCTTCGACACCGGTCTCGACAGCCATGGCAATGTGGTCGCTCCCAAGACGTGGAGCGGACTCGATCCCAGAGCTGCGGAGCTGGCGCGCGCGGAGTGGGCGGGCCGGTATGGTCGCAACGGCAGCAGCGCCAGCAGCAGCAATGGCAGTCAGACCACAATCCGCTGCATCGAGGCCTGGGACTACAAGTGTCAGGTAATCGTGCTACAGGGTCCGAATCAGCGCCACAAGGGACCGGGCAAGATGGGCGAGGGCACGCTGTGCAAGGTCATCCCGCACAGCTATGGTGATCCACTGCTCAAGACGCTGCGCGGTCCCTACTTCCATGCGCTCGGGATCACCACCGCGAGCCGGCTGCCGGAGCGGTGTGGGCTGGGCATTCTGGCGCCGTTCCTGACGCTGTTCCCGATCCTCGACTCGACGCTCACGATGCGTCTGAATGCGGCCTATCTGACGGCGTTTCCGGCGTTCAAGCGCAACGTACCGCCTGGTCAGGTACCGGGTGTGCCACAGGCTCCGTACGGCAACGATGGGCGCGAGCAGCAGCAGACCAAAATCGAGCCGGGCAAGCTCTATCCGTTCGACATCAGCCCGATCGACCAGCCCAAGAGTGGCATCGACTTCGACAAGCTGCAGGGTGACCTCCAGCACTTCATGGATATGGCGTTGCCGAGCGTCGTCCAGGGTGTCGTCGCCTCCGACCAATCCGGCTATGCCCTGAATCAGGCCGCGTACCTCGCGCGATTGGGCTGGGATCCGATCGTCAGCAATGCCGAGGTCGCGCTCGGTGAGCGGGTTGGTTTCGAGTCGTGGCTGATCGAGAAGCGGATTGGCGAGAAGGTCTACGCGTGGGGCGAGATCGAGGCCAAGAAGGGCAAGAAGACGATCGGTGGTCAGAGCAAGGCGAGCTGGCTGGGAGTCGGGCCGGACGATCTGAAGGGCGTGCATCGCTATGACGCCAAGCTGAGCCCGTCCACGCCCAGCAACGAGATCATCCAGACCAGAGCGATCGGCGAGAAGATGCAGCTCAAGCTGATCACCTACGAGGACGCCGTCGAGCAGAGCGGCAGCAATCCGGACGAGGTCGAGAAGAGCTGGCTGCTGCACGACCTGAAGAACACCCAGGAAGTGCAGACGCTGCTCAAGCAGAAGGTATTCCAGAAGCTGGGCACGATCGAATCCGAGCGGATGGCCGCGGCCGGCATGCCCAGTCCGGAAGAGATGTCGGGTGTGCCGCCGCCGAACATGGCCCCACCGGGCGCCGCGGGTGTCCCCGGTGGCACGCCCGGCACCCCGCCCATGGGTCCGCCCGGTGGCATGCCGCCAAATCCAGTTCCTTCACCCGGCGCAGGACTCCCGATTGCGCCACCGCCTCCGCCAGGTGCCGGGCCAGGCATGCCGCCGGGCGGAATTCCGGGTGCCCCAGTCGTACCGGGTCCGCCAGGCGGCATGATTTCGTTGCCAGGTGGCGGATGATCAAACAGCGCCGGCCCAGTCTGAAGTACTCGAGGTACTACTACTGGTTTGTGGTGCTGGCTGGCATTGCGGGCGGCTACTGTCTGCGTGACCGGAGACGGCGTGGCTGAGTCGCCCGTGATGTCCTACAACGTGCCGGATGACACTGCGGCCGCACCGGAGCCCGCACAGCCATCGGAAACTCCAGAGACGGCTCCGCGGTCCCGTCGCTCGCCACAGCGCAACACACTTCTTGATGATGTAGCAAACGACTTAGCTTTGTGGATTGATGACACGGCGAGCAAGATCGCACTCGCATTTGCGCCTGGTAGAGCTCCGTTCGCGGCTAATCTGACCGAGGAAGCTAAGCTCGACTACTACACCCGGGCCTTATTCAATCCGGACGGATCGCCCAATGTTGCGGGTCGAAACCGCGAGGTGACGCGACTCGGTGTGGAGGGCTTTGGCGCGGTCTACAAGGCGGTCGTGGCGGCCCATCCGGAATTCAAGCCGCCGACCGATCCAATGCTGGAGGTGCCCCGGTGACCGTTCCCAATCCGCCTATGACGGCCGATTACTCGAGCTATTACCAGGGCGAATCGCAGCGCCAGCTCGCGAACGACATTGCAACCCAGGAATACAACAAGGCCAAGGCTGCTGGTGAGGCCGAGGACCGGGCGCTGGCCGCGGCCAAGTTTGCCTGGGAGCAAGTCAAGGATCGCGCCGGACTCACGGGTCGCTTCGAAGACTCGTGGACCATGCCGACCCAGCAGTGGTTCACCTCCCAGTTCGGGACGTGGATGCCGCAGGGCCCGCAGGCCGGCCAGATGACGCTCGCGGCCCAGCAGCAACTGGCCGCCAATCTTGGGACCTATCAGGGTACGCAGACCCAGGCCGCCCAGCAGCAGGCCTGGAACCAGGCCCAGCAAGCAGCTGCGCAAGCGGCCGCAGCGACGGGCTACTACCAGCAGCCGGTCGGGACCGGCAACGTCGTCATGGATGCCTTCTCGACGCGCGCCACGCCGCAGGAGATGCAGCAGTACCTGTCTCAGGCGGGTGGTGATCGCCAGGCGGCAGCACAGAACTTCTACAACGATGTCCAGGGCGCCGTTCGCGCGCGGACCGAGGCGGTTGGTGCCCAGTTCACGCCGGACACGATGCGCCAGTGGGTCTACGGCCAGGGTCTGGCCGGCCAGGAGGGTGGCCCGTGGGGTGGTGGCGGCCAGCGCACGCTGACGGCTCAGGAACAGGACTACACCCAGTGGCTGCGTGCAGCTCAGGAGGCTCGAGCGAATCAGACCGCCCAGCAGCAGCAGGCGATGAGTTACCTGACGCTGCTCAGCAATCTGCGCGGCCCGGCCGATTGGAGCAAATACCAGGAAGTGCTCGGTGCCGGCGGCAACATGAATACGCTCGCCGCCGCGGCGATGGGCCAGTACATCCCCGGTGGTGGGGCGACCAGCGGCTACCAGCCCCAGGCGGCCAACCTGAACACCATGTACAACCAGGTCGCTGGAGCGGGCCAGACCGCGGCGTTCACGCCAGGCGGTCAGATCCAGCAAGCCGCACAGCAGGCGCAGCCTCAACAAGGTCAGAGCCAGCAAGTGAATGCGCTGGGCAATGGCACCAACACCATGGGTGCGCCCCAGCAGAACCAGATGAACCTGCCGGCGCCCAACCAGATCGCACCACAGACCTGGAAGAACCTGGCTCCTTCACAACAGGAAATGATCAAAGGCCAGTATGAGGCTCAAGGTTGGTACAAGCCGGATGTCGAGGCGCTCATGAACCAGGCGTTGCCAAAGTACGCCAGCAACGCGCCCGGCGCCGGGACGTGGCGGTTACGTGCTTGATCCATGTCTGGACATGGGGCGGACCGTCGCCCGTGGCTGATTCTGTCGAGGCGTGAGGCCGAAGCGTTGGTCGAGGCGCTCAGCTACGTGCCCATGCTCACGCCGGCCATGATCAGTGCTGGTGCGCAGCTCCAACTGCAACTGGCGTACATCGCTGGCGCCAGGTTCAAGGTC